CTTAGTAAACACCGCCGCGACTGCTGGAAGCATAGAAGTGATTGTCCCAACAACCGTGAAAAATGAAGCCGCATCTACAGCGTACTTAAAAGTATCATGTCCTGATGGCATCTTCAACAATCCCATTTCCGAAGCGACAGAGCTTTACGAGTGGGGCGACCCTTCTCGTCCTTCATAGCCCCGGGCATACCTGACATACGAGCACAAAAGCTTTTACGGCGAGCAGCTGACTTAGGCGACTTCTTCGCCTGCTTAGCACTGACAGGGGGCTTAATGTTTTGCCCTTGCGCTTTTAACGACGCACGCCCTTTAGCATTTAGACCGCCTTTGGGGTCCTTGCCTTCCTTGCGTGTCCAAGCAGGCGTCTTGGCCATTACACGAACTTCCCTTTAGTTTTACCCTTGGAGGCGCAGCCATCGCCACGCTTAGAAGCAGCAGAACCGCCTTTGGCCATTTTCTTAGCAGCCGCTAGTTTTTTCTTAGTTGCACCGCCTTTTTTGAACCTAAAATTTCCAGTAACACCCGCTATAGGTGCGCCAGTTTGGCCTACTAGCCCCTTACCAAGACCTGCGCCAATATCAAAGTTTTCGCCTCTATACGTTGCGCCATAGACCGGCCCCGCAGCAGTGCCAACTTTACCAAATTTTAATCCGGGATCACTAGGCTTAAGTGAGGGTCTACCACCGCCGCCGCCAATACCCTTGTCGTCAGGTTTAGTTAAGCTCTTCCTTATATCCTGCATCGGGAGCGTATAGCCTCCTAGGCTATTTAGGCCGTTAGAACCGGAACGGTTTCCACTGACAACAATCTCATTACCAGCGCCACCATCTGCAAACCGTTTCATTTTCTTAGCCATTATGCGGCATCCTTCTGTGAGGGGACTATCATCGGGTAGAGGACGTCCTTGCCAAATTCACCTTCGTATTCTTGTACACCCATGTGTCCAAGTTTAATTGTGGGGTCGATCCATACTTCAAAACCAAGTTCACGGGCACGGTCACAGAAAAGGTAATCTTCTCCGATATATCCTTCGTCGGTTAGCATGAAGTCAAACAGGCATGGGACCATACCGTCAACGCGTTGGTCCTTATACATCCACTCTGGGTGGGCATCGACCATTTGCTGGAACACTTCACGACGTACCAACATAAAGGCTGTCGCTACGCGCTGCGCACGGACTAGGCCCATGCTATCCATAGTCAGTGCGTTGTTATCGTCGTAGTCTAACGTAGCGATGTATGTCTTTGTAGTGCTACGCGTGCGCGGGACGCCAGCTACGATACCCTTCTTCGGGTCACCACCCCACGCCATCAGGCGGAAAATATGTTCCGGCTCAAAATTGATATCAGCATCAATGAAGAGCAAGTAGTCGCACTGGGATTCTAACATATCTTTTGCAAGCAAGTTGCGGGCACGGGAAACAACAGAACAACCACATATCGAGCCAATCTGAATGTCAATCCCGTGCTTTGGGGCAACTTGAGCAAACTTAGCTAACGAGATAGCCAGCTTTAAAGATACTTTAAAGTCATAGGCAGGAAGTGCAATAAATACGCTTTTACCTGCTAAGTCGTAACTTTGTTCGTTCTGCATATATCACCCGTAATAGACTGTAAGTCCGGTCTGGTTTGTCATCTGCGCGTAAAGACCCGTTTGCGCAAGCATACCTTCACCGGGGATCAAAGTGTTAATTACTTCTGTGGAAGTAGCACCTGTATCATACGATGTAAGCCAAAGGCCAACACCCGATACCGCACAAACAGTGCTAGCTGCGATTGTACCTGAGTTAATATCGGTCACAGTAAATACGCCGGAAGTAAAGCTACCAGATTGGATTACGTAGTTACCATTAGTAGCCGAGACGCCGCTTGCAGCGGAAAATACAAGCCCTACAGTTTGCCCGATGGAAAAACCATGCGAAGCAAGAGTTACCGTAATGGTAGTACCCGAGCGAGCATATGTAGCCGCTGTAGGAGCCGTAACTGAGTCCCACAGATTTACAGTACCGGCAGTAGAACTAGCTACCCCAGCAATAGCCCGAAGTCGTGTACGACCCACGACAAGGATACCACTTGAATTAAGGTGGGCTGCTTTAACATCAGTTTGCATAGCCATAGGAAGGCCCTCCTATCGAGCTATTACGAAGTAGCAAACGGTGTAGCAAGCGTGCTCGAACCAATAAGCTCACCCTGCACCATGTAGACGTTAGCGGCAATCGCAGCAATGGTGAAGAACGAACCCTTGATACCACCAGTAGTCGTGCCATTCAGGTTGATCGAGCGAGTGGCCGTACCGTCAGCTACATATGCGTTAGCAGCGCCTGCGCTGGTAGCGAGGTTGACCGAACCGAGCAGGAAGTCACTTGCACCAGTGATGACCTTAACCGCAGTAGCAGTCGAAGGGAGGAAGAACGTGTAGACAGCGCCTAGGTTGTTTGCTGTGTTAGGGTCTTGGCCCGGACCAGACGAAGTTGGGTTAGCTGTAGCATTAACCGCAGGCAGTGTGATTGTGGTCGTAGCCGCAGTGATGTTGATGATCTTGCCAGCGTAGTTAGCAACGTCGAGAGTTGCCGTTGTTCCTGCGACAGCAGCAATGGTGTTAGGACCCTGCGAAATGAATCCGCCTAATGAACGTACGGGACCCTGAAAAGTAGCCTGTGCCATAATAATATCTCCGTGTAGTAGCACCAACTCATACCGTCTCTACTAAGTCTGCTAGGGCAGTCGGTACGAGTAATAATCCTAGTAGGTGTAAGCATACACCAAATAAAACAAAAGGGGAAGAGGTTTCCCTCTCCCCCTCTAAGTTCTTACGAACCAGATGAACCGAACATACCGAGCGGGTCAGACCAGCCGAACGAATAACGCTCGCGGGCCTTGTAACGCACGTTGCCAGTATCGAAGTCACCGTCCATGCCCGTGCTCATTGGAGTACGAACAAAGTGCTTCAGGCCGTTTGGCACGTCGGTGGTCAAGAACCAGCCGTTCGTGTCGGTCAAGAAGTGGTTTACGGTGTAGCCTTCTGGGATCGAACCGTTGTTCTTGAGTGCGTTGATGTCGTTGTCCGAAGTACCGACGCGAAGTTCGGTTTCGAGCAAGCGAGTAGCAACAAACATCAAGTTTGGTGGAACGACCAGCTTACGTGGCTTAGCAGCGATCAACAGACCACGCTCGTCAGTCCAAGCAGCAATCTGAATGACTGCGGCTTCAAGCGACGTTTCGTTAAGGTCAGTCTGCGTTGCAGGCGTGTTCGAGTTAACACCACCAGAAACTAGCGGATGCGTAGTCGAGAACAAAGGCTTACCATCACCACCAAGGAAGCTGGTGCTGAAACCGTTGTTGAGGACCGCAGCAGCCTTAGTCTGCTTGGTGTAGGACATCGCACGAGCAAGGGCCTTAGTATAACGAGCCGAGAGGCTGTCATACAAGTTATCTTCAATCGCTTCTTCAGTCAGCGAGAACCCGAGGGCAATCGTTTCATGGGTGTAGCGAGCAGTGAAGACTTCCTGACCGTTGTCGTATGCGATAGCCGAACCTTCGTTCTTAACCGGAGCAGCGGAGAAGCCCGACAGCTTGGTTTCTTCTTCGAACGAACGTTCTGACGTTTCCGTATCAAAAAACTCTTTATGCTCTTCGCCGTAGCGTGCATATTCCAAACCAAACAAAGCGTTTAGGCCCGGGAGGAGTTCTTTGAGGAGTTGTGCGCGTGAAATTGCCATGTCTTAATACTCCTCTTAGATACCAGTTGCTTGGCGATACTGGTGGCCACCAACAGCACCGGTTGTCGGTTCGTTCCACTTGACGACAACTTCCGAGAAGGAAGCTGGGTAGCCAGCGGGCGAAGTTTCAGCGATGACATCAATGATGCGGATTGGGTACGTGTTAGTTGTAGCCGTAGTTGCGCTGATGCCGACAGCGGAGTTACCCGTTGTGGTGCTGCCAGTGCCCTGAGACAAAACAGCGTTTTCACCAACGTTAGCACGAGTTACGGTACCAACAGCGGTCGTCTGACCGACCATGACAGCACACTTAAACAGTGCATCAGGATCGTCCTGCACATAACCAACGATGTCTGAAGCGACAGTGTTAGCTGTGTAGTATTGACGGAATGTTTTACCGTAGACTGGGTCCGTATAGGCGCAGCCAAGGAAAACACCGACTGGCGTAGCAGTGGTCGTACCAACGTCCTTGTCGAGAGTACCACTGGAGTTCAGCTTAACAACGTCACCAAAGAAGATGGACGTTGCGGAACCGGAACCAATGGGAATCTGACGAGTAGCGCTAGCAAAAACCTGCCCGCCGATCAGATTGATCGGGATGAGGCCATAGGCCCCAGAAACAGTAGGATATGCCATTAAAAACTCCTAAGATTATTTGCCTGAACCAAATGACGTTTTAGACTTACGCTCCGAAAAGAGCGGCATCCTCGGGTCATTCTCTCGCATGAAGTTGCTATCCACGGATTCATTCTGAGCTTGGGTCATTTGGTCGAAATGTGCTCGACGTTGGTCCATAAACTCAGTAGGAATCTTGCAAAGCAACAAACCTGCGACTTCGATGTTATCCTTAAATCGGCTATCTGGGTCGGTTAGATTTTGGAACTTAGGTTGTTCCTCGATACGAACTGGTTCCCAGCCTTCACGGAAAGCCGATGAAGCATTACGAGCATCATTCTGCCCCAGTGTCGACACGCGTACCCAACGGTATACGTATCCATCTAGCTTATCAGGCTCGGGCAGCGTTGAAGCTGGTTGCCAAGTCTTGGGCCGTTCGGCCTGTGCACGAGTATCTACATCACGCGTAATACGATTTTCAGCCATCTTATTTCTCCTTAGCAACTTCACGAGCATATTGCTCTGCGGTTAAACCCAACTTTTTAGCTATTGCTAGTTGGGACTGTCTTAGTACGATCTTTTTGGAGGATGTACTTCGTGACGCTGAGGCGACAACAGCTGATCTATTGGTGCGTGAAGCAGGTCTTGTGTCACTGCTAGCTGGTTCAGAATCCCCGAAATACTCAGGAAAACGACGACGCATCGTTGTGTCGATAGCGCCCCAATATTCGTCAGTACCGATATATCTATTACCGTACTGTTTTTCGAGCTTCTGGTGAAGCCCAAGAGCCGAGGCGGTCATTTCCTCATCCAGACCATACCATTGATTGCGCTCTTGCCACGCAATTGTTTTCTGATCCGGGCGCGGGATTTGAACCGCTTCCGGGGCGTACTGTAGTTCAGTTTCCTGAGCTTGTAAAGCAGGTTTATAATTAGCAAGTTGTTCTAGCCTATATTGAGAAGCATTTAGCTTCTCTTGGGCTTCGAGTATTTTATCTGTGTCCCCTGCTTCGTAAGCATCGCGGTAAGCCCTACGAGCTTCCGAGAGTTCAAACTCTACGTTCTGCTTAACACTACCAACCAGTGACTCCTGCCCATAGGCAAGTGTTTGGCGAAGCTGTTCGGCTTCTTGGCGGTAACGCTGCGCAGCAGTAAGAGCCTCATTCTGTTCGCGCTGATAGCGTTCTTTCTCACGGCGCTCATCATGCCAGACCTTCTTCATCTGTTTCAGACGAAGCTTGACCTTTTCAGAATACTCTTCGAGTTCGTCGGCTTCGAGTTCGTTAACGATTTCCTGCGGCATCGGCTCACGGCCACGGTCGGCCTCAGGGGTATCGTCTTCTACCTCAATTTCGGGTTTGCTATCTACAGCTTCATCTTCGATTTCAAAGGAGAAATCATCATCATTATCTTCAATCATTTGTGCCTCCTAGGCTTATGCGCGTGAAATACCTCGGGGGTCTTCGACCACCCCTTCGATTGCATCATCGTTAAGTATGCGGAACTCTCGGCCATGGATTTTGACGCGGGTACCGGCATGTGGTCGTACAAGGACGAAGTCGCCCTCTTTGCACCACGGGCCACTTGGGAACCGTTTCTTGTCCTTGTAGGCGTCGGGACCGACTTTCATGACAAATAGCGTAACCGTCAGCAGTTCTTCGTGCTGAAGGGTGATATCCGCCTTGATAATCCCGCCATCGGTCTTTTTCTCGATATCCGGCAACGCACACAAAATGCGATACCCAGATGGGTCAGGAAGTTGTTTAGGTCGATCTTCGACAGCAAATTCGGACGCTGCGCCAACCTTGGGGATGGGCTTACCCGCTGTATCAACAAGACTAGTCATCGTCAGCCTCCAGACGCTCAGCGGTTTCCATGAGGATATTGTTGGCAATCAGCAGTCCACGGTAGATACCGCAAGCATACTTATAAGCGCCAAAATCTTCCGCATGACCCATTGCCATGTCCGCTTCAATAATTCTCAACTCTTCTTGCATCTTTTTTGACAGATGCCTGAGTAAATCACTCATTTGTTACCTCTTTTGTTGTAGGAGAAGCCGGGGTGGCTTCCTTTTGTTGCTGAGCCATATTCATCTGTTCACGGGCTATTTCCATGCCGATGCGTAGACCCTCAGCCTCTTGTTTGGCGTCCAAGTCACCCTTAGACGTCGCAAGTTTTGCACCGACCTGTAGGCCAGCAATTTCTTTCTGCGCTTCGATTCGGTTTTGTTCGAGTTCGATACGATCCTGCTTCTCAGCGGCGTCAACTTGAAGTTTCTGCTTCTTGAGTTCGAGTTCGCCTTTCTTAATTTCTAGTTCCTGCTGCTGCATCTGGACGATTGGGTCCTGCTGCATCTGTTGGTTTTGCTGCTGTTGTGCTTCAGCCTGCTTCTTTTGTGAAAGTTGCTGTGCAGCGGCAGCTACAAGGCGTGAAACTTGAAGCTCAATATCTTCGCTCATCTCAGCATCTGGTGGTGGTAGTGGTACACCAGCTTGTTCTTCAATCTGTTTGCGATACGAGAACGCTAGATGCTCTTGCATGTGGGCTTGCATAGCGGCCATGACGGTCTGGCCTTGTGGGTTTTGGCCAATCATTTCCATAACCTGCGGGTCTTGCATCATCGACGTATGTACCGCGATATGGGAGTCATGGTCTTGGTAGATAAACGCCTTGACTGGCTTACCGTTGATGACGTCCATGTTTTCAGACACAGGGTCACGCGGCTTCATATCATCGCCGTCCTTGAGCGGGACAAGCTTATCGGCGTTCGTAATACCTAATACATCTAACATCTGGCGGTGCAGATAGGGCATGTCGTAAATCTGCGGAGCAGTCTGAGCCAACTGGAGCACAGCTTGATACTGTACAATTTTCTGGGCCATTGTAGCAGAGTTGGGGTCAGATACAGGTATAACAGCAACCATATCATAGTCGGCTTGCTTCGCCTTGCGGCTACCTTCTACTGGGTCATACGAGTAAGAAGTGGGTGTGTAGTCACGTATAATAGCCTTAAGAAGCCGGAACTCCTGCTTCTGTGCGTAGTGGACTCGTGCTTGTATAGCAGACATGGACTTAAGCGTACGCTCAAGAATAGCCAGTGTGGTGCCCACAGGAGCCTGCCCAGACATGTCGCTGATCTTCATATCAGCAGCGCCTGCAAAGCGGCGACCTTCTTCTACGATGGTCCCTAGGAGGCTGTAAAGGACTTGGCTTGGTTCCTTGTACGGCAACGGCATGATGTTATCACGCATTGTCCCTGAGGCTACGTCTACGTCACGCCATTCAGCCGGTGCTATAGGTGTGTCGTCACCCTTGACACGTAACCCCTTAGTTTTGAACCCACCCGGGAGATTAGATAAAGTACCAGCATCGACAAGCTGACGAATAAGGCTGGTACCAGACTTAGCAAAAGCACCAATAAGGTGAATAAGGCCAAAAGCGTAGAAGCCAAATCCCGGAACATACGGGTAATGCACGAAATGCTGGCGTTTAAGTTTCTTTTTATCATCAGGGTCCCAGTTCCGGCGGATAGACAGGATTGTCTGTGTGCCTTTTTCAATGGTTACAATATACGGAAGAGCGATACCTTCGTCTTCATCGTCACGAAAATCATCATCCTCAAGCTCAAGCTCGACCTGCATCTCAAGTAGCTTGTACCGGTCATCTGTTGATGCACGGAAGCCCATACGCTCGGCAATAGCCGTCTCGACTTCGTCAAGGCTGTCTACGGGGTCTTCAAGCTCAACATCGCAGTAGAACCCAGCGGCTTGTAGCTTCTTAACCTCGTTAGGTGTCTTCCGCATTATATGGGTAACGCGTTCAGCGACTTCCAAACTAGACGCGCCATAAGGCACTACAACGTCTTCCGCAGGTACGTACATCGACGTCTGACGACCAATTGATGGATCGTAATAGACCTTCTTGAACGCATTTCCTGAGAGGCCCAACCCCCACAGCATACGCTCATGCTCAGGCCGATATTCGATCATCACATCGGTCAACTGGTAATTCATATCCGCTTCGACGCGCTCAGCAGCTTTTTTCTTCTCGGGCGTCTCTTTACCAACAATCTCCGTCCGCACAGGCCCACGGGCTGGGAACGTCTCCATCATGGTCTCGGCTTGGAACTTTACAAGCGCTTCTGACAGCATCGGGTGGTATACACCGCACGCACCGGGCCAAGGCTCAGTCCGGTCATCAACCTTCATACCAAGCAAGTCGAGACCATCTACGTAAGTCTGCATCCAGTCTTTACGGCTGCTAATGTCTTCTTCAAACTCACCTAACAAGTCACCAGCAAGCTCTGTAAGCGCACCTTCATCCATATCTTCAGCAAGGTTGGAAGAAAACTCTTCGTCTTCTTTGTCTGCGTCAGACTCAGCCTCGTCCTGCGAGTCTGTATGGTCTGGGTCTTCAATCACAATCTCAAGCACAGGCTCTTCGCCCATCATATCTTCTTCGGAAAGGCCGAGTGGCGCTTGGTTAACTGACTTGTCGATGTCCATTAGTAATACCCCTGATTGCGTCTAGACTTAAAGTACTGTATTTCTTCCGGCTCGTCTAGGTTAGTAGTCACGTAGCCACCACGCCTAAACCTGTGTAGTGCCATAGATACAGTATCGACATAGTCATCGTTACGGCCCGCCGGAAATTCAGCTACTTCATCAATCACTTCTTCTGCCCACCGAGAAGCAGGTGCCCACACCCGTCCAGAGGCAAAGATATCTGCTACAGCATTCAATCGGGAGATTTTGTCGTTCCCCCGTGTAGGTGTAAACTCTTGTACCGGTATCCCCATGGCCCTCATCTCGTAGATCAAAGGTGCACCTGAAGCCTTTTTTTCGATTATCACGCTGTCCGGTTCCCAATCTTTATACTCCTCGATGGCGCATTGCTTAAGCTCTGGAAACTCCATGCGGTCACGGAACGCATTTAACAGGATAATGTTAGCTTGCTCGGTGCCGGTGGCATCAGCTTGGTAGAACACACCCCAAGTGGTACAGGCAGAGTAATCTGCCCTACTCGTTTTTTCGAACGCCGTATCCCACGACTGCAGGATGAAGTCGCACTTAGGTGGTATGTCGCATTCCCACTCCTGCCACCACTCTCTTTTAATAATAGCGGCAGATTCGGATACTGGGTTCTGCTGGTACTGCGCCATCCACTTACTATTAGGAACGTCGCGTTTGACCTTCTCAAGCTCTTCAAGCTCCCAGAACTCGGGCCACAGCGGGTTGCCGCTAGGTAAAATGGCAGGAAACTCAATGACTTCCCACTCGCCTAGGCTGTCGTTAGCCAGCGCATCTTTAAGTATCTGTCCTGTCAAGTCACGTTTTGACCAGCGCGTCATCACAACGATGATGGCACCGCCCGGCTGCAGGCGCTGACGAGGACCAGATGTATACCACTCGTATGTCTTGTCGTAGATGTCGGGATTAATTTCCGCGATAGCAGCTTCCTGCTCTGAATGCGGGTCATCAATGATAAGCACGTCGGCACCTTTACCAGTCACCGCACCGCCCACACCGATAGCGAAGTAATCACCCCCTTTCGACGTATTCCACCGACCAGCAGCTTTAGAGTCTGCAGCCAGTTTTAGGTCTGGAAATGTTTCATGGTATACTTCTGTGTCAACAAGGTTACGAACTTTACGTCCGAAGCCTACTGCAAGCTCACCTGTATGGGAACATTGGATAATCTTTTTACCGGGGTTAAGCCCGAGGAACCATGCAGGTAGCAAGTAAGAGGCGAACTCCGACTTTGTGTGTCGCGGTGGCATATTAATAATGAGGCGTTTGCACTCACCACGAGCAACACGTTCGAAGGCATCTGCCATTTTTGCATGATGTCGTCCCCCTATGAATGACGGCCATACGGCCTCTACAAACTTAATGAACCTCTTACGCGCTAGGTCACGAGCCTTTAGCTTCTCAAGCTTGTCAAGCTCTGCCAGCAACTGTTCCTGCTCTGCTGGGGAGAGTTTAGGTAGTATCTTGGGTATATCTTTGAGTGATATCATTCGGGGTTTGGTTCCTCCCCTTCCAGTATATCTTCGAAGTCCGCATCGAGGATGCCTAGTTCTTCGTCAAGGTCCATGCCTAATGGCTTCATATCTATAACATCTGCGTTTAGCAGGCGCTTGACACGGTCCGTAATGGCTTTTTCGAGGCTCTCTGGCGAGTTGTAGTTGACGTTTATCTCGCTGCGCTCGGTGAACAGACCGACATCGCTGTGCTTACCAAGAAGCTCAATAGCCTTTAGCTCAAACTTAATGTCACCGCAGTCGGCAATCTCAAGCAGCTTGTTAGTAAGTGCAGTGCGCACTTGGTCTACGTCTAACGCACGACCCTGACCATATGCACGTAGGAAAGCCGCAGCGCCAAGGGCAGCAGGTAGGCTCTGGGTTAGCGGGCCAACTTTTTGTTTGTCGATAGCATCGTCAAGTAATGCCACCTCATCCTCAAGGTTTTCTTTCGAAGACTCGACCGGAGCGCCTAGTTGCTCAAGCAACTCTGCTGTATTTCCTATGGAAGCTAATTTATCTGCGAAGCTATCAAAGTCCTCGTCAGATAGGTCAAACGGCACTGGATGTTCCGTGCTTGGCTCGACTTTTACAATAGGCATATAGTGCAGCATCCGGTTTGAGGGAAGCAGTTGGGTCTTAGTGTCAGGCTGTGTAGCAGCCTAGTGAGGGAAAGAAAAGGGTTAATTTCTATGAGTAGACCCGTTACGTTCGTACGTCTTCTTACGGTGGCAATTAGCGCAACGTACTTCGCACTTAGCAATTTCGTCTTTTAGCTTCTTCATGCCGACGCCCTTACGGGCAGCATCAGATATGTTGAAGTGTTTATCTTTGAGGTGGTCGAACTCAAGCACAATGGTATTAACTTCCCCACAGTCTACGCAGGGGTTAGTCTTTAGGTAGTTGGTTATAAACGCACGAATGCGGTCCCGGGCTATCTTGCTGTACTCTTTGGCCTTGGCAATGGCCTTGTCGCGGTTGGCCACGTAGTGCCTGCGGCTCGCTTCCCTCTGCTTTATTGGGTCGTTGAAAGGCATGGGCGGTGCCTATAGCACGGGAGTGTCAGATTTATGAAGGGAAAAGGGGTGGTGAAAGAAAGGAGAAAACACCCCCCACTTCCCGAAAGGTACCGCATAATGCCGAAATGCGATGCTAAAAGTATATACCGTATACGGTTTACTCGTCAAGGTACCATCGACGGGGGGTCTGGATATATTTGATGTCGGCAAACCGGTGGCTAGAAAAATAGGGGGTGGGGGGTCTTTTTGTGGTTTCGATCCCGGGGGGTGTTTCTGAAATGACCTCATCGACTGAGCAGAATAGTAATACACGCCAGCGGCGGAGTCTCAATCACCCATTTGGGGGGTCAGGGGGCCGTGGGTTACGTCGATAACCAAGGTTACACGCCCCTACCCCTCATTTTATCCTTATATAACAATAGGTTATCATAAAGCTTGACATAAATGTGCTACATTAACTATAACCAAGGGGTGGCGGAAACGTCCACACAACGCAACGGGCTTCGGCCCACATTATGAAAGAGTATACGTTATGATTAAGACAGCAAAGAAGTTAACCAAGGCTCAGGCCATCCGCAACAACGTAACCAAGGCAATTGCCATTGCAGACAAGGCGGTGCTTAAGGTCGACATCCCTACCGCAATACGCAATGCGGTCGAAGGCACAAAGAAGGGTGAGGCCGCTTGTCGCGTCTTAGCCTTCGCCTTAGAGCCTGATTTCGGCAAGCATTGGCATCTCATGGATGCAGGCAATATGCGGTCGGACAACGAGAAGGCGGTATTTGCAAGGCTCGAAGCTTTCCGCAAAGAGTGCCAAGACCTAGCATTGGCTAAAGGCTTATCCAACATCAATAAGCCTTGGAGTGATGCAAAGAAGGCGCAGCGCGACAAGAACAATGGCGGACGTCCTGCAGACCGTATCACAAAACAATGGGATACGGTGACTCACCAAGCCATACTGAAGCGTTACAAGGACGGCATGAAAGAAGGCCGCCTTGTGACGGAAGACGAACAAAACCTTAATTTCAAGCTTGGTGAATTACTAGTCAAGTTCTTTAAGGAAGACCTATCCAAGTATTAAGACGCATCGCCCCGCTGGTTTCGGCCAGCGGGGTTTTTTTTGTGCCCGCAAAAATGATAGTTGATACTAGAGCGTGTGTGCGCACGTAACCGAGGTTATCACCGCTTGGCTCGCGCATACCCATAGCGAAGTAACCGAGGTTATCCTGATTAGGATAGTAGGTAGACTAGCGTGTGTGTATCTGTAACCGTGGTTATCGACCCGTTAGGTTGAACTCAACCTAACGTCCCAAAACGCACTAAGCAAGCATAAAATGCAATGTAGGGAAAATAACCTAAAGTTATTGGTAATGTAGGAAAACGAAACGCTGTAACCCGCCTAAGAGCTGGTATTGTAGAAAGTTATAAAGTTATTGGGTTGTGAGGCGGGATTTCGATTTTTGGTGAGTCGGTGTTCTCGTCGCCTTCCCTGCATATGGAAAAGGCGAAATAGGTCGGACTCTCTTTTTTCCCTACTACATTATAACTTTAAAACTATACTATACTACTACCCCAAAAAAATCCCCAACTTCTGCGCCTCTCCAGCTTACCCCCTAATGTTCAAAAGTTAATGAGGGTATTTGAACTTTACACAAACGCCAACTTTGCAAGCCCATCCCCACGCAGACCCAAACCCCTTGACATGAGCTACTTATTGTGCTACATTAAAAAGAAAAACAGCGGCAAAAAGGACCAAGCCAATGAAGCCAGTCAAACCACACTATTTCGATGTAACCTCGGTTACAGACATGGACGAGTTATCCCAGTGCTACGGCGCGCACAAAGCGTGGACGATAGCAGTCACCCAGTTACGTAATCGGGAAGCCAAGGCCACCGACCGTATGAAGAAGCAGTATCTACGACTGATGCTGCTCAACGCAGAGACGCAGCTATCGCTGCATAACCAAGAAGGAACCAAGTCATGATGGAGTTCATGCAATACGACGATGTAACTGAAGTTATCGAAGACGACCTTGATTGCCTGTCTATCGAAGCAATCTTTGTAGAGATGCTTATCGAAGATGAGATGGGAGTAGCATCATGGGCGAAGTAAAAACACGGGTGCTATGCACCCAGTGCTACGACCCGTTCAGTGTCGAGCGGTTCCGCTTGGGCTACACTACGTGCTTAGCATGCGGTGATAAGCAAGCCCACGCAGTTACGTTCTGCACAGCACCAATCAACAAGAGCAACTACATGCTCATTACTAACGTAACCGAGTTATCACAACTCAACCCGAAGAGGACAACGTCATGAGTGATGACCCAAAATACTTACGCTGCGAAGCCTATGCAGCACTGGAAGCCTTTAAGGAGCTTGTATCGACGACACGCACTGACGCCATGTTCGACGTTGGGGGAGTAGGCGATAAGCTTAGTGACTACGACAACGGTAACACCGTCTCAACCAACCACTACATGCTGGCGCTCAACGCGCTGGACAATGCAGCACTGCACTTATCGAGTGCCATACTGACGTTAGGAGAATAACCATGATTAAGTTCTACCAATACGTGCGTAGCTTCTATGGCAAGGACGGGCTTTACCC